CAGGGTCCCTTTTGGGGACCCTGCATGTCTATCACGCGTGTGATTATATCACACAAGTCCTAGACAAACCCTGTTTCAGGAGAGAGAGTGATGAGCGTACGAACCCGCGATTATTCGGTCTCTAGGCCGAAAGGCACTGGAGTCTGGACATTCGGGGGTCCCTTGACTATCGGTGGGTCATATCCGATCATTGTCGAACAAGGCAATGTCTCGGACACGATACACGAACCTGATAATGGTCCGTTTTTCGTGGACACATGGAAGTTACAAGGGGGTACGATTAATGGCCGTCAACCCGACACTACCACATGGACGAATTACATCGCCGATGGGTACGTTGGGCCTGGTCAATATGGTCATCACCCTGCTGCTGATAGTCCTGATAATCTCGCTGCGGCTACTACTGGCGCTAAAAGGACGAATCCTTCTAGACCGTATGTAGATCTACCGAGTGAGATTTTCCAACTCCATGAGGTGCCTGACCTCCTACGATCAACCGGTCAACGGTTTATCGATAGGGCAGCTGGGCTCCACATAAAGAATCAGTTTGGGGTTCAACCCCTTTTAACTGACTTGATGAAGTTGCTTACGTTCAAGCACGTGGTTAATAACCGCGTAAAGGAACTTGAGCGCCTTCATCGGAGTGGGGGACTAAAGCGTACCGTGAGCGTCTATACTGGGTCCAATACCGCTGCCGGTGATTGGACTGTCCAAACGAATTTCGGGTTTTATACTGTCCCGAGTCGTTGGGTCACTCAAGAGGAGGTGAGAGTACATTGCAGGTGGTTTCCTGCAGCTACTTTCTTTCCTTTTGAGTCCAATGATGCTCCTCTGATGAGTCAGGCCCGTAAGGCAGTTCTTGGTGGTACCATTGACATGGCTACCGCTTGGGAACTTATACCTTGGACCTGGCTGATAGACTGGTGCGGTTCTGTTGGCGATTTCTTAATCGCTACTAGAAACGTAGTCGGTGCTACCCTCGCATCTGTTTCTGTGATGCGGCATCTGAGAACAGAGTTCGTTATGGGTCGCTCTAACGTCAACGGCACGGCAAGTGTTTCGCCGTGTACGGTCGTTAAAGAGACCAAAATGCGAACTCTATCTACGGTATTTCCTGAAGCTCACCTACCCTTCTTAGACGAAGGGCAGTTGGGCATTGCTACTTCGCTTTCCATCCTGAAGAGGTAGTAATGTATTCACTATCACTTCGGGGTGGGGCTCAGTAGCAAGGAGTAGAATATGGCTTTCGCAGATCCTGCGACCGTCACCATTAATGGCGTCGCTAAAGCGATGGTCCGTGTTAGGACGAATGACTATTCTTCGGAATATGTCCTTCGTTCGACCACTGACGAACATCGTCTTAACGTTCGGAATACATCGTATCTGGACAAGAAGCGTAATGTGACGATTGATCGTCACAATATCGAACTCGTCCAAACGATCTTTCCGATCGCGCCGGCTACGCTTTCCACTATTAGGAAGGTGTATGCCGTCATCGAGAATCAGCGGGGTGATACCCTCACTGATCCCTTGAATGTTGCGTCCGGTTTGTTTGCCTATCTTACGGCAACTTCCGGTGCCAACATCGCCAAAATGCTGAATATGGAGTCGTAAAGGAAACGATCCTATTCAGGCTAGTCGCCCCAAAGGGTAACTAGTGTTACGGATAGCAGTCTGCGGCTTGGATTCCACCTTCCGAAAGGAAAGAGAATGAAAAGCCAAGCGGACAGTCTACTCCATGTCGCAGAGCAAATTCTCTTACGAGACGTTGCTCTGGCATACCCGGCGTTACAGGATAGTTTGTCAAAAGACTTTGATAGACTAGCCCTGTATTGTCGAAGTCGAGATCTAACGTTGTTTACGTTAGATCTTCCGAACCTTGATAGCCTCTTAATCGAGGCTCTTGAGGTCGGGCGCCTTAGCTTAAGTGGTCCTCTTTCAACAAGAGTATCACACAAGATCCATGTGCCGAGATTATTTTCGGGACTATGGTTGCGCGTTTTCGACAAGAGCGCCTGCCTAAGACAGGAGCCCGATGTGTCTGCCATTTTCTTCTTGAGGCAACTTTGTTGTCTTGGGAAGAAGATAGCTGTGGACTGCTCCCCGGAACGCATAAAAGCGGCCGTGGAGAAGTACCATGACATCGAGCGAGAACTTCGGGATCCCACCTTCCGATGGGATTCCGACGAACTCTACGGCGGGGAAGATCCAGCTATTCGTCACCTTGGCGAATGCCGTGTTCCCTCTGCTGAAGAAAGTGGTGGAACTCTTCAAGCCTTCTGCTCGCAAGCAGAAAGCGAAGAAGGGACCACCTCCTTCGACAGCGGACTCTGCCGCCTCCTAGGTCAAGTTCAGCAAGTTGCCGACTTGATCTCCGAAGCCATTGGTCCATACGACCCAATTTCTCGTTCTGAGGAATTGGAGTCCTTGGGCTGTGGCCTAGGTTTTAGGCATGGCCCTGGCGCTGTTTCAGAACGGTTAGAGAGTCATGAGAAATCTGACTTTCCTAACTGGCCTGATAAGCTACAGAACGTGTTCCCTTTCGAGCTGGTGGGTAAAACCGCCGGCTCTGATAGGGATAGGCCCTCTAACGTAGAGGTACCTAGTCGTCTGATCTCTGTTCCTAAGACTGCAAAAGGTCCTAGGCTCATTGCATCCGAGCCAGCATCACATATGTGGTGTCAGCAAGGAATTCGTGAGTTCTTGGTAGATCGCCTCAGGGAGTCCATTGGGACTCACTTTGTCGATTTCCATGATCAAGCGAAATCAGGCGCACTCGTTCTGCAAGCTTCCTTGGATAGGAAGTTAGCAACCGTAGATCTTTCGGATGCTAGCGACCGACTTACGTGTTGGACCGTGGAGCGAATCTTTAGGCGAAATCAATCGCTTCTGACCGCTCTGCACGCCGCACGTACGAGGTACATCAGAGATGACATTTCTGATGTTCCGAGCCTCTTGAAACTCAAGAAGTTCGCCTCGCAAGGAACAGCTGTCACGTTTCCGATCCAGTCAATCGTCTTCTTATGCATCGCTCTAGGCTCTTGCCTAGATGGTGACATAAGCTGGCGAACGATAAATCGCCTACGTGGCCAGGTGCGTGTATTTGGGGATGATATTATTATCCCCAGATACGGGTATGAGCGACTAATCCGCGTTATGGATGCTCTTCAGTTGAAAGTTAATAAAGCCAAAAGCTTTGTTAACGGATACTTTAGAGAGTCCTGCGGAGTCGATGGGTATCGGGGTTACGATGTAACCCCGGTTAAGCCCAAGACTTTAGTCGCCGACAGTCCGGCATCGTGCCAGGCTGTTGTAGACACATCCAACAATCTCTTTAATAAAGGATTATGGTATGCATCAGACAGCCTTGGATCCCTCCTTCCTGCACGTCTTCGACGCGCAATCAGGATCGTGGGAGCGAACGACGCTGGATACTCTGGGCTCACCTCGTATTCAGGAAGCTATGAATCTCATCTTGCAAAAAGATGGAATTCTAGGCTTCATAGGTACGAGGTCAGAGTTTGGCAGTTATCTGTCCGAACTCGAGAAAGACCCAGAGAAGGGTGGTCGACATTGCTGGACTTCTTTGCCAGCAAGCACAATCATGAGCACGCTCGGATTGTGTCTAACTCTGTCGACACCCGAAAGACCATCGCTGGTCTTTCATGGGAGCCCTGTAGTCCTCATGCTTAGTGCATTGCTGAACTACGGTAATGACGAGATGTTTGCTTTGTGGATTCACAATGCAATCATCGACGGGAAGGGAATTTCTCTAGTTATAGAGGAACTCATTTCCTTGGGTCATTGCCGCGATCTAGCAATATCGCACAGTGAGCTTGAGGAAGCCTTCTCCTATATAGAAGATAGTATCTAACTAATAGGAGACTACAATGTCTAAGTTGATGTTCAAACTTGAAGTTGTTAATGAAATCGGCAATGCCGCTATGTTCTTCATAGCTGACGAGCCGACCATTAACCTTTTCAAGAGTCATTACTCTTCGGCCATCATTTCGTGCACTACACTTGAGCTCGATTCTTTCGATCTCGAGGGTATCACGATTTCTGATATCCGTGTTGTAATTGACTACATCTACTCAAACGAGTAGCATGGCCTCCACCGGCGCAAATTAGCCGGCGGACTACGGGTGTATGAGGATTTAAACAAAGCGATCGTCGTGATGACGCCCCGCTCTGTCTTCCTCTGGGGAGTGCG